TTCGGCTGGGAGGCGCTCCGCGTCGGCTCGGCCCGGCTGGCGTTCAGCCTCGAGGGGGTGGCGTGAGCCTCTACCTCGGGCTGGACGTGCTCGACCAGGCGGTTCACGACCGCGCCGGGACCGTGGACGAGTCCCTGCGGCGGAAGTTCGCGCTCCTGGACGGCGGCACCGGCGCGCGGGAGGCCGACGCGCAGTCCGATGCGCCCGCCGGCGCGCGGCCGTTCCTCTGGACCTGCCTCTCGCGCGCCGAGGTCGCCGACCTGCGCGCGTTCCTCTCCGCCCGAAAGGGCCGGTGCGTCCCGTTCTGGGTGCCCACGTACCAGCAGGACCTCACCCTCGCCGCCGACCTCGCCTCCGGGGCCTCGAGCGCCACGATCCGCTGGGTGGGCTACACCGCACACATGTTCCCCTCCGGCGGCGGCCGCCGGCACGTCGCGCTCTACGATCCCGGTGCCTCGGTCGCCTACCGGAAGGTGACTGCCGCCACCGACCCCGGCACCGGGCTCACCGAGAGCCTCGCGCTCGACTCGCCGGCGCCGCGGCTCTTTCCGGCGGCCACGACCATCGTCAGCTTCCTGCGGCTCTGCCGGCTCGACGAGGACGAGGTGCGGATCCAGTGGACCTCGCGCGGCTTTGCGCAGGCCGAGCTCCGGCTCCGCGACCTGCCCGCGGAGGCCCCGGCATGACCTACGACGCCCGCGAGCAGTCCACCTACGGCGGCGCTCCGCTCGAGTGCTACCGCTTCGCTATGGGCGACCAGCTGTGGCTGCTCACGTCCGCGGACCGGACCGTCGTGCTGCCCTCGGGCACCTACATGCCCGCGGTCATTTCGCGCGGCGAGCTCGACCACTCGCAGGAGGACGGCGCGGGCACCCTTCAGGTCAAGGTCCCGCGCTCGAGCGCGCTCGCGGGTCTGTACGTCGCCGGGCTCCCCTCGCGGCTGCTCTCGGTCGTGCTCTACCGCGCGCACCGCGGCGACGAGTCGAACGCCGTCGTGGCGTTCACCGGCACGGTCTCGGCGCTCACGGTGGAGGGACCCGAGGCGACACTCACGTGCACGCCGGTCTCGGCCGCGTTCCGCCGCCGGCTGCCCGCTCTCCAGTTCCAGAGTCAGTGCAACTGGCCGCTCTACGGCACGGGTTGTGGCCTTGCGGCCGCGGCGTTCCGCGACACCGTCACGGTCTCCACCGTCAGCGGCGTCACGGTGACGTCGGCCGGCTTCGCCGCGCGCGCCGACGGCTGGTTCCGCAGCGGCTGGCTCGAGGGCGCGGACGGCGAGAAGCGCTTCATCGTCGAGCACGTGGGCAACACCGTCACGCTCATGACGCCGCTCGCCTCGCTCGCCGCGGGGCAGACGGCCTACGCGTTCGCCGGCTGCGACCGCACCGAGGCCGTGTGCGCGTCCAAGTTCAACAACCTCGCCAACCACCTGGGCTGGGCGCGCATCCCCGCGCGCAACCCGCACGACGGGAGCATCGTGTGATCTGGTGGCTCTCGCTCCTGCTCTACGCGGCCACGACCTACGTGCTCGGGCTGCTCTCGCCGCGGCCCAAGCCCGACACGCCGCAGCCCGGGAGCCTCGGGGACTTCAACGTGCCCACGGCCGAGGAGGGCCGCGCGCTGCCGGTCATCTTCGGCACCTGCCACCTCAAGGGCCCGAACGTCACCTGGTACGGCGACCTCTCGGCCTACGCGATCAAGAAGAAGCAGAAGACCAGCCTCTTTACCTCGACCGAGCAGACGATCGGCTACCGCTACCACCTCACGGTGGACTACGCCCTCTGCGCGGGGCCGGTGGACGCGATCCTCGACGTGCGCTGGGAGGACAAGAGCCCGGGCTTCGCCGCGTCCGACGTCGGCACGTACCGGCACATGACGTTCGACGCCCCGACGCTCTTCGGCGATCGCGAGCGCGAGGGCGGCGTGGGTGGCACCATCGACGTCTACTACGGCGGTTTCGTCCAGGGGGGCGACGCCTACCTGCAGGGCGTCATCGGCGCGACGCTCCCGGGCCAGCGCGGCGTGTGCCACGCCGTGGCGAAGCACTTCTACTTCGGCAACAGCCCGTACCTGAAGGCCATCTCGTTCGTGGTGAAGCGCCTGCCCAACACGCTCGGCCTGACGGGCGGCGCGCACGACATCTCGGGCGACGCGAACCCAGCGGCGATGATCTACGAGATGCTCACCGACGCCCGCTGGGGCCTCGGGCTGCCCTCGGGCGCGATCGACTCGGCGAGCTTCGAGGCCGTGGGGCAGACGCTCGCCACCGAGGCGCTCGGCCTCAGCATGGTCTTCGACACCGCGACCGCGGCCTCGGATGCCATCGGCGAGATCCTGCGGCACATCGACGGCGTCATCTACGCCGACCCCTCGAGCGGCCTGCTCACGCTCAAGCTCGCGCGGCTCGACTACTCGGTCCCCGCGCTCCCCGTGTTCGATCCCTCGAACGTGCTCGAGTGCACCTTCAGCCGGCCGGGCTGGGCCGAGACCAAGAACAGCGTCCGCGTGCGGTACATCGACCGGGCCGGGAACTACGCCGAGCGCGTCGCGGCCGCGCAGGACCTCGCGAGCATCCAGATCCGCGGAGGCGAGATCGCGACCGAGGACTTCAGCTTCCGCGGCCTCACGAACGCCGCGGCCGCGCAGAAGGTCGCCGCCCGGGTGCTCAAGGGCGTGTTGTACCCGTTCGCGCAGCTGCGGCTCGTGGTGAACCGGCAGGGCTGGGCGCTCCGCCCGGGCGACGTCTTCCGCCTCACCTGGCCGCCGCTCGGCATCACCGACATGGTCTGCCGCGTCACGCGCCCGCAGACGGGCGAGCTGCGCGACGGCCGGATCCGCCTCGAGGCCGTGGAGGATGCGTTCGCGGTCACCTGGACCGGCTACTCCGCCCCGGGCGGCTCGGGCTGGCAGGACCCGCTCGCGGCCCCTCAGGCGCTCGCCGCCCAGCGGCTGCTCGAGGCGCCCTACTCGATCGCCGAGGGCGCGAACCGCCGCGTGGTGACGCTCGGCGTCCGCGGCGTCGGGCACGCGCTCGGCTACCAGGTGTGGAGCGACCCCGCCGGCGGCACCGCCTACGCCTTCACGAACAGCGCCCCGGCGCTCACGCCCTCGGGCACGCTCGTTTCGCCGCTCACGCCGACCGCCACAAGCTTCGTGCTGCAGAACCCCGTCGACTGCGCGTCGCTCGAGTCGATTTCGGCGGCCGACCTCGCGCTCGGGCGCAACGTGCTGCTCGTGGACGAGGAGCTCATCGGCTGGACGACCGCCACCGACAACGGCGACGGGACGTGGACCATCGCCGGGCTCGTGCGCGGCGAGCCCGACACGACGCCGAAGACGCACGCCGCCGGCGCGCGCGTGTGGTTCCTCACCGAGGGAGCCGGGCTCACGAGCCCCGACGACTACGTCGCCGACCTCACCGTCACGGCGAAGCTACTCCCGTTCAACAGCCGCGGCACGCTCGCGATCGGCTCGGCCTCGCAGGTCTCGGCGACGACGGTGAGCCGCACGCTCAAGCCCTACGTGCCCGCGGCCGTGCGCGAGAACGCGGTCGCCTACCCGTCGAACATCGCCGACGCGCTCGCGCTCACCTGGAGCCACCGGAACCGGCTCGGCGCCTGGGAGTGGGACGACGCCGGCGTCGCCGCGGGCCTCGAGGCGGGCTGCACGTACCGCGCGAAGGTCTACGGCGAGGGCGGCGCGCTCGTGCACACCGAGTCGGGGCTCATCGGCACGTCGTGGACCTACGCGCTCGCGACGGAGATCTCCGAGAGCGGCCTCGGCCGGCCGAACGCGCAGCTGCGCGTCGTCATCGAGGCCGTCAACGGCACGACCGGCGCGGTGAGCCACCAGGCCTACGACCACACCTGCGATGCCGCGGGCTACGGGATGCTCTACGGCGACTGGTACGGAGGGCAGGCGGGCTGATGGCACGCAACGACCTGACCGTGCTCGTGCGCATCGTGGCCCTCACCGGGCTCGCGACCTGCGGCGTGTGCTCGACGCTCGTGTCGTTCGAGGTGCGTCGCGAGGAGTTCGACACGAAGGACCGCATCGCGTGCCCGCGCTGCGGAGGCACGGCCCACCTGCACGAGTCGTCCGTCGTGCCGGTCATCGAAGTCTCGCCGCCCTCGGGCGGCCTCGAGTAGGGAGGGAGCATGGCGACCACGGGACCGAACCTCGGGCTCACGCACACGTGGGCCGCCCGGGAGAGCGGGTGGAACGGCGGCATGGACTCGAACCTGAAGGAGCTGGACGCCGTCGTGCACCTCTCGGTGAAGGCGCAGCAGAACTCGCCTCCCGGTTCCCCGACCAACGGCTTCCGCTACATCGTCGGCCTCACGCCCACGGGCGCGTGGTCCGGACACCTGAACCAGATCGCCGTGTGGGAGTCGGCTGCGTCCGCCTGGACGTTCTACGTCCCCAAGACCGGGTGGCTCTGCTACGTCGAGGACGTCGCCGAGTACTGGAAGTACGTCGGTGGCTCGTGGAATCCCACGGGGATCTGAGGGGGGAGCGCATGGCCATCAGCCCGGAGAACCTCGCCCTCATCGACCGCGTGATCGTGCGCGAGGGCGGCGACCACTTCACCGACGACCCCGCCGACCGCGGCGGCGCGACCAAGTTCGGCATCACGCAGAACGCGCTCGCGGAGTGGTTGCGCCGGCCGGTGCACCGCGAGGAGGTGCGCGACCTCACGCTCGAGCGCGCACGCGAGTTCTACGCGTGGCTTCTCGAGGACTCGGGAGTCGGCCGGATCCTGAACCCGCTCCTGCGCGAGGTGGTCTTCGACGGCGTCGTGAACCACGGCCGCGCGCCCGGCGTCCGGCTCCTGCAGCGCGCGCTCGGGGTGCGCGACGACGGCGTCATCGGGCCGGTCACGCTCGCCGCGGTGCCGCACCTGGACGCCCGGCGGCTCGCGGCGCGGGCACTCACCGAGCGCCTGCGGCTCTACGGCCGCCTCATCTCGGGGAACCTCACCGACGCCGACCGGGACGGCATCCCGGACAACACCGAGTTCGCCGCCGGCTGGATCAACCGTGCGGCGGGCCTCATGGACTGGCTCAACCAGGCTGCCTGAGGGTGGCCGTACACGGAGGTCGCGCGCATGTCGTGGAAGCAGGTCGTGAGAAAGGTCGCCCCCGCGCTCGGCGCGGCGCTCGAGGCCGTCCCGGTGGCTGGCCCGGCGCTGGCCGCGGTCTCGGCCGCGCTCCTGGGCCGCCCCGACGGCACCGAGGCCGAGGTCGCGGCGCGGATCGCGAACTGGCAGCCGTCGGATGAGCTGGCCCTCCGGGCGGCTGAGCAGAAGTTCGCGACCGAGATGGTTGACCGCGCGGTGCAGCTCGAGCGCATCGAGGCGGACGACCGGGCGAACGCCCGGGCGCGCGAAGTCGCGTCCCACGATTGGACGACGCGAACGCTCGCGCTGCTCGTCATCGCCATGTTCGTCACGACGCTCGTGCTTCTCACGCTTCACGTGGTCCCGGAGACGAACCGCGACGCCGTGAACCAGATGGTCGGCGTGCTGTACCTGGCCGTCGGCAACGTGCTTGGCTACTACTTCGGCTCGAGCGTGGGCAGCCGCATCAAGGACGGGATCCTCAAGCGCGTGACCGAGGGCGGCCGATGAACGCCCGCGAGCGCGACCCCGAGTTCGTCCGCTTCGCGAAGCGCACTGGCATCGTGACCGGCGCCGCGGTCTCCGTGCTCCTGCTCGCGCGCATGGTGCTCTCGGCCGCTACGAGCGACGTGCGCGCGATGCTCGCCTCGGAAAGTCGGCAGCGCATCACGGCGGACTCGCTGGAGACGCACGAGCGCCAGCTCACCGACCGCCGGCTCGACCGCCTGGCGACGATCACCGAGCTCATGGTGCTGGCGATCGCCGAGCAGACCGACGTCGTGGAGCGCCGCGAGGCGCTCGCGCAGCTCAGGCGGATGCGGCGGGTGGCGCCGTAGGACGCAACCATCGGTTGGGCGCTTCGTATTCCAAGGTCCCGATTCTGGACCGTCCTGAACAACCCGAGGACGGGCTGGCGCATCGAATGAGATGAGGCTAGGCTGGCTGCCGGGCTATGGAGGGACCGACCATGAAAACGAGCACCCGGAAGACCGAGGCGCAGCGTACCGTGCGCATCGTGGTCAAGCGTGCCGACTCGAGTGGGCGAATTCTCTACGACGTCGCCTCGATTCTGAGCAGCGACGCGGCCAAGCGTCACTTCGAAGCGCTCGAGCGCATGGATGCGGCCGGTGCCTTCGACAAGAAGGAAACCGCAACCGCGACAGACGACTAGCCCCTAGGACGCAATGGATTCTGTCGGGCCGCTGCTATTGCTGTTCTCGCTCGCGGGCGGGTACGCCTTCCTTCAGCTCTGCTACTTCTTCAAGCATCGGTGGGACGCACTCGAGTGGGAGCGGAACACCTTTGAGGCAGCGCTGGTCGGCGGCGTCCTCTTCGTGCTCGTGCGCGGCGCCGTGCCCTTCCTCGAGCATCAGGCGTGGCTTGAACGCGTTCGCGACCTCATCCGCTTGGCGATTCCGTACCAGTACAGCGCCTCGTTTGTGGGTGCGCTCGTGGCCGGCGGGATCGTCGCGGGGGTTGTGAACCTCGTGATTCCGCGAGAGAAGGCCATTCGCCTGGCCGTGCAGCATCACGGAGGCGAGCTGCTCATCCTGCTCCAAGATGCCGCCCAGCGGCCTGCGCCGGTGTCCCTGACGATGACGAACCGCAAGGTTTACATCGGATTTGTGATGGCGCCTCCGAGCCCCAAGTACCCGTACACGAAACTGCTCCCGACAGTGTCGGGCTACCGTCGTGACGGGTCTCTGAACATGGTGCTCGAGACGAAATACTGGCCGGTCTATGAGGACTTGGAGAGGCGGCAACAGCGCGGCGAGATGCTGGGCGTGGATCCCGAGGACTTCGGTATCGTGCTTCCGATCGCGGACATCTGCTCCGCGAACCTGTTCGACGACGCCACCTACTCGCGGTACTTCGAGGCGAAGCAGCAACAACCGCCCGCTGATCAGCCGCCACTGTGAGCGGTCGGGGCTCATGCCCCTCCGCAGCGAGGATGCAGCATGGATGCTGGCACCCGACCGAAGAAGGCCGACGGCCTCGACGCCAAGACTCGTGCGTCGCTCGCGCGCTTCCTTCGTGACGTCCGCACGCTTAAGAACGAGTCGCAGAAGACCCACCGCTTCGCGGGCTTGATCAGCGAGGTTTTCCCGGGCGTCGCGCCGCGGCAGTTCGCCGAGGGTGTGGAGCACGTGGTCCACGTCGAATCGACCGAGGGCTCACGCTCGCGCCGTCGAATTGACGCCTACTACGGCAACGCCATCTTCGAGTTTGAGAACTCGCTCAAGGCGACCGAGGAGACTGCCCTCGGGCAGCTGCGCGAGTACGCCGCGGGAGTCTGGGCCCAGGAGAAGAAGCCGCGTCGCCCGCTCTTGTGCGTCGCCGCCGACGGCCTGATCTGGAAGGTCTTCCGGCCACGGCTGAAGGACGATGCCGTCGCGACGCCCACGCCCGACGACGTCGAGCTCGACCACCTCCGCACGCTGACGCTGTCGGAGGACTCGCTGCGCGAGTTCTGGTTGTGGCTCTCGAGCGTGCTTTTCGGCGGAGCCGGCCAGAATCCGACGGCCGAGCGGGTCCGAAACGACTTCGGCGTCGCGAGCCCCGCGTTCGCCGAGACGATGGCCGCGCTGCACGCCGCCTGGGAGACCGCCCGCGAGATGCCGGAGCCAAAGCTCGCATTCGACACCTGGCAGAAGTACCTCGCGGTGACGTACGGCTCGATCGGGGACACCGAGCATCAGGCCCAGCTCGAGGAGCTGTTCCTCAAGCACACCTACCTCGCGACAACGGCGCGCTTTCTCGTGTGGGGCGCGCTCGCCCGCGGGCAGTTCGACGGGAGCCCCAAGGACGAGGCAAAGAGCATTCTGTCGGGTGAGTTCTTCCGGTCGCGCAACATCGAGAACCTGACCGAGGACGACTTCTTTCAGTGGGTCCGCCGGCGGGAGCTTTCGACGGCGCTCACGCCCGTCTGGGAGCGACTCCTCGCACAGGTGCTGACGTACAGCCTCGAGCGGCTCGACGAGGACGTCCTGCGTGCCGTGTATCAGGAGCTCGTCGACCCGAGTACCCGACACGACCTCGGCGAGTTCTACACGCCTGAGTGGCTTTGCGAGCGTGTCGTGGAGGAACTCCTGCCGAAGCGCGGCTGGGCGAGCGTCATCGACCCGACGTGCGGCTCAGGGAGCTTCCTTCGCGCATCGATCTCGCACCTGCTCAAGGCGAACCGAGACGAGCAGGGTCAGCTGCGCTCGGTGCTCGAGAACGTGGTCGGCATCGACATTCACCCGCTGGCCGTGATCATTGCGCGCGCGACCTACGTACTCGCCACGAGCCATCTCGTGCGCCAGGCGAAGCGTCCCGTCCACATCCCGGTCTACCTTGCGGACTCGCTGTTCCTGCCGACCGAGGTGAAGCAGACCACCATGTGGGAGGCGCCCGGCTACGAGATCAAGTTTGGCGGCGACCGCTCGATCTCGGTCCCCGAGGAACTCGTCAAGGACCCCGACCTCTTTGACCCGGCAATTGACGCCGCGACCCGCGTCGCGACCGAGTACGCCGCCGGTAGCAAGGAGTCCGACAAGACGCTGCGCGCCTACCTGCGCCGGAACGTGCCGCACCTGGCCGCACGCGCAGACTTCGACGGCATGGCCGATGCCCTCTGGCGTTTCACGAGCGAGCTGGCCGACCTCATCCGCAAGCAGAAGAACTCGATCTGGGCGTTCATCGTGCGGAATAACTACCGGCCCGCGATGCTGCGCGGCAGGTTCGACTTCATCCTCGGCAACCCGCCGTGGCTCTCGTACCGGTACATCTCGGACCCCGACTACCAGGCCGAGGTGAAGCGCCGCGCGGTCGAGGACTACAAGATCGCACCGAAGAGCCAGAAGCTCATGACGCAGATGGAGCTGGCGACCGTGTTCGTCGCGCACACGCTCACGACCTTCGGGAAGGTGGACGCTCGACTCGGCTTCGTGATGCCGCGAAGCGTGCTCAGCGCCGACCAGCACGCGAACTTCCGCAATGGCTCGCACTCCGCACCGATCAAGCTGGACGGCTACTGGGACCTCTTCGGCGTCTCACCGCTCTTCAACGTGCCGTCGTGCGTGATCTTCGCGACGCACGTCTACATCGACCCGAAGACCGGCGAGGGGCGGCCCACCTCGTATCCGAGCCTCCCGGCGGTAGAGTTCGAGGGGAAGCTCACCGTGAGAGATGCGCCGCTTGCGGTCGCGCGGAAGCACTTCACGGAGACTGCGAAGACGGCCAAGCTCGTGGCCCTCGGCACGCGCACTGCGTACTCGACCACGGCGAAGTCAGGAGCGGTTACCGCGGCGAGCCCGTACGCCCGGCTCTTCCGCCAGGGCGCGACGATCGTACCGAGGAGCTTCTACTTCGTTCGCGTGCGCGGCGTCGACGGTCCCGTGGACCCCGAGCGCCTGTACTCCGCGGAGACGGACCCCGAGCAGGCCGCCGGGGCGAAGCCGCCGTACAGGGACGTCAGGATCACAGGGCAGCTCGAGGGGCGGTTCCTCTTCCGGACCGCGCTCTCGAAGCACCTGGCTCCATTCTCGATCGCGGAGGCTCCTCTCGTGTTCCTTCCGATCGAGGAGCGCGAGGGCGCGCCCCGAGTCTTCACCGCCGAAGAGCTGCGGAACTCGGGCTGGCGTGCGTCCGCCAAGTGGATGGCCGAAGCCGAGAAGATCTGGGACGAGAAGCGTGGCGAGAAGGCCGAGCGCCAGACCGTCTACCAGTGGCTCGACTACACCCACAAGTTGACCGACCAGAGCTTCGGTTCGCGCTTCCTCGTGCTCTACAACGCCGCCGGCACGAATCTCTGCGCGGCCGCACTGGACCGTGAGGACCTGAGCGAGCGCTTCGTCGTGGACCACAAGCTCTACTGGGCCCCGTGCCGGTCCCTCGCCGAGGCCGACTTCGTCGCCTCAATCCTCAACTCTGCTGTCATGAACGAGCTCATCAAGCCGTTCCAGAGCCTCGGGCTGCTCGGCGAACGGGACATCCACAAGAAGGTGCTTGAGGCACCGATCCCGCTCTTCGACTCGGGGAAGCCGGAGCACGTCGCGCTCGCGAAGCTGGGCGCGCAAGCTCGAGTGGAGGTCGCGCGACTCATCGAGCGAGGGGATCTCCCGGACTCCCTTGCACGGCGTCGCTCGGCTGTTCGCAAGGCCGCGGCGGAGACGCTCGGGACGATCGACCAGGCGGTAAAGAGCCTGCTCGGGCTCTGAGCGCGCGACCGAGGGCTCGCTTGCACGTAGTCAGCGCGCGCGCTATACCCTCGCCCCAGCGATTCCGCAGCAGCCGGTGAGTGCCGGCGCCGGAGCGCGCGCGCATGGATGCGCAGGAGGATGCGATGGCATGCACCGCGAGCCGCGCCGCTGGCGCACGCACTTCGGCAGCTGGGTCCGCGCGTACACCGTTCCGCGCCTGACCCGCGAACTTCAGGGCCTCGGCCACCCCGTCACGCCGCACGCCGTCTACGGCTGGCTCTCCGGCCGGATCGCGCCGCACCCGGACCGCGCGCTCGCCATCACGCGCCTGAGCGGCGGCCGCCTCTCCGTCGCCGACATCTACCGGCACCGCGAGGCGGTGCGCCCCGCGCAGGCCTCCCGCACCGCTGCGGCCGGCGCGCCGGCCCCTGAGAGATAGTTTTCTCTTGAGCACCCCGGGGCGCGGTGCTCCACTTCGGGGCGTGCACAACACGCCCCTCACGAAGCTGCGCCGGGCCGCTCCGGGCTCGCTGACACTCGCTGACCTGCGGGCATTCTTCGCCCGCAAGCGGTACCCGCGCGCGCTCCCGACGCTCAGCTCGTTCGAGCGCGGGGTCTACAAGGACCCGCCGCGGCGCTTCCTCGAGGTCTACGCCGAGGCCATAGGCCTAAAGGACCATGTCGGCCGCGTGGAGGACGCCCTCCGTGAGACCCAGCGGCTGCGCGCGAGGGCCGCCGGCCCTTTCGTCGAAAGGCGCGTAAACGCGGCCTGAAGACCTCCTGACCTCAGGAGAAAATATTCTCTTGAACCGCCGGCGCGCCGGAGCGTACATCCCTGAACGGCGGCCAGGGTGACGGTCGCCGGATGGAGCGCAACGGACCGCCCGCACCGACTTGGAAGACGCCCACGAGCTTCCCTCTTCGGTCTCATCCGCGGCCAGACGCTGGCTCGCGATCTACGTCCCCACCACCCGCAGCGCGAAGAACGCGCTCATGGCCTCGCAGCGCGTGCGGGACTACCTCGACCCCTTCCTAGGCTCGCGCGCGGTCTCGCAGCTGCGGCCCGACGACCTCCGGGCATACCGCCTGTGGCTGCAGAACAAGGGCCTCGCGCTTCGTACCGTCCGCCACCTGCTCGCCGACGCGCGCTGCCTGCTCACGTGGTGCGTCGAGGCCGGCGAGATCGAGCGCTCGCCCTTCCCGCGCCGCGTCATGCCGCGCATCCAGGAGGAGCCGCCCGACCGCCTCGAGGACCACGAGGTCCGCGCCGTGCTCGGGATCCCCGAGCCGCAGGCCTTCGTCGTGCGCCTCGCGCTCGGCACCGGGCTGCGCTGGGGCGAGATGTGCCGTGCCCGCGCCGAGCACCTCGAGGGCGACATGCTCCGGGTGGCGCACACCAAGTCCGGCCGGCTCCGCCGGGTCCCCATGGCCCCCGACCTGCGCGACGAAATCCGCGGGAAAGTCGGCCCGCTCGTGCCCTACGGGGCCGAGTCGCAGGGGGCGTTCGCCAAGTTCGCCCGGCGCCACAGCCGGGTCCGCGGCTTCCACGTCCACCAGCTTCGCCACACTTTCGCTTGCCGATGGATCGAGAACGGAGGTAGCTTGCCCGCGTTGCAGCAGGTGCTCGGGCACGCGTCGGTGGTCACGACGCAGATGTACGCCCGGCTCAGCGACGACGTCGTTCGTCGCGAGGCTGCGACGGTGTTGAGCAGTCGGCGGGCCTCGTAGGCCCGCAGCGTTCTCGCGGTAGCTTCACCACCCGGCTCAGGGGTCACACCCTCGCCGTCGGCAGCACCGAAGTCGAACCCCGCGCCTCTGGCCCAGAAATGGGTGAGGCCCCTCCGGATTTCTCCGAAAGGGCCCCATTGGTAGCGGGGGCTGGATTTGAACCAGCGACCTTCGGGTTATGAGCCCGACGAGCTACCAGGCTGCTCCACCCCGCATCAGGTAGGGGCAACATAGGTC